GTGGTAAAAGAAAAACAATATATAAAAGTCATACCTCATCCCATGGACTTATCTCAACTTATGGTAAAGATATTAATGAAGGAGAAGAGTTATTTCTAAAGTATACCTTCTATAGTATAGGTGGAATTAACAATGCTGGACCAATTAGAGCAGGTGAAGTCTAGTTATAGACGATAAATAGAAATAGCTTTGTTGTGTCTTAATGCCAACCTTCCAAACGTTTAAAGATTTAAGCGTCACTTTTAAGAAACATCCTGTAACGGATGACTTAATTGTGGTGAAGGATAAGGCTGCGATTATGCAATCTATATCTAACCTTCTTCTTACAAATAAGGGAGAACGACTATTTCAACCTCAGTTGGGATCAGGTCTTCAAACTGCTTTGTTTGAACCTATGGATTTTGGTACTGCTGCTATCATAAAAAATGAAGTACGTGAATGTTTAAGCAAATACGAACCAAGAATACGTGTAAATGTGGTTAGATGTGATATTGATTATCAAAACAACGGATACGAAGTGGAAGTAGATTTCACTATAGTAGGAAGGAATGACAAACCACAAAGCATTTCTATCTTTTTAGAGCGTACAAGATAAATGCCTTATACACAAGTTGCAAATTTAGATTTTGATGATATTAAGATAGCTCTGAAAGACTTCTTAAAGGCTCAGAACGAACTTACTGATTATGATTTTGAGGGTTCTGCTATATCGAACCTTCTGGACGTACTCGCCTATAATACGTACTATACGGCGTTTAATACGAATATGGTTGTCAATGAGTTATTCATTGATTCTGCCACGCTCAGGGATAACGTAGTATCAATAGCAAAGCAATTAGGTTACAGAGCAAAGAGTGCTACTTCTCCTACAGCAAGTGTTTCGTTTAGTGTCACCTATCAAAATAATACTACGGATACAGAACTAATACTTAGGAAAGGAAGTGGATTTATTACTTCCTTTGATAATACAATCTATAAGTATATTGTTGAAAGTGATGTATTAGCTCAGGTTTCAAATAACGTTGCAACATTTACGGATGTTCCTTTAAGAGAGGGAACAATGGTAACGAACACTTGGACTATTAATTCTGCCACTCCTAATCAAAGATTTATTTTACAAAACCCCAATATTGATACAAATACTCTTTCTGTATCAGTATTTCCTAGTGGTGGATCATTTAATGAACCATATCTTGTTGCAGATAACATATTAGGTGTTGATAGTACATCAAAAATCTTCTATTTGGATGAAATAGATGATGGACGTTATGAAATTAAGTTTGGTGATGGTGTATTAGGTAAAAAATTAGAAGCAAATACAAGAATTGTTGCTTCTTGCATCACAACAACTGGTTCACAGTCTAATGGTGTTAAATCCTTTGTGTTCCAAGGCATCTTAGAGAACACTCAGGGTGTTACTCCTGGTGCTTATGATGTTTCTATCATATCATCAGTTGCATCTGCTGGAGGCGAAGAGAAGGAGTCTACAGAGAAGATCAAATTTAATGCTCCTAAGATATATGGAGCACAAGATCGTGCTGTAACCTCAGATGATTACGGTGCTATAGTTCGTAACATATATCCTGCTACTAGTGACATTATTATATTTGGTGGAGAAGAACAAGAACCTCCTAGTTATGGAAAGGTCTTTATAGTATTAAAACCAAAAGATGCATCTTACTTAACATCTTTAACTAAGAATAATATTATTGATGAGTTAAAGAAATATGTTGTTGCTAGTGTCGAACCAGTAATATTAGACCCTGCCATACTACATGTAGAGTTAACAAGTAACATATATTATGATGGATTAAAGACTGACTCAACTCCTGCTCAAATAAGAGATCAGGTGATAACACAAGTACAGTCTTATACTGAGACTAGTGGGACTGAAAAGTTTAGAGGTAAATTTAGACATAGTAAGTTCACTGGTGTAATTGATGATGTTGATCGCAGTATTAATTCTAACTTAACTGCCGTCACAATGAGGAGAGATTTCTATCCTCAATTAAATTCTACTTTCTTTTATGAGGTATGTTATCAAAATGCCTTTGATGAAGATTGTGATGATCCAGTCCTGTCGTCAACAGGGTTTAGAGTGACAGAGCATCCAACATATGATGTGTATTTGGAGGACAGGGATAAGAAAATAGTACTATATAGATTGGATCCTACAACTGGTGATAAAGTAGTCCTAGACAAGGAAGTTGGTGATATTGATTATGTTAAAGGTGAACTTAAATTATATGACTTAACTATCATAAAAGGTAGTTTCTTTGATAACCGTATCTCACTAAGAGTAAAACCACTATCTAATGATATCAAGGCACTTCGAGAGATGTATCTTGACGTTGACATAGCAAATTCCAGTTTCGTTGCATATAAAGAGTAATGGTAGCAATCAAGACCAAAAGAATATCAACTCTTATTGAGTCTCAACTACCCGATTTCATAAGTACTGAATATCCACTTTTTACTAAGTTTATTCAAAAATATTATGAAGGACAGGAAGTTCATGGTGGTCCTTTAGATATTGCCAGTAACTTACAAGATTATGCTAATATTGATTATTATGAACAAAATATTCTTCGACAGTCTACTATCTTGGATACTAGTATTACTAGTTCTGATGATACAATTGTACTACAAGATGCGACGAGTTTTCCACAGAAAAACGGATACGTAAAGATTGGTGATGAAATTATATTTTATGCTACACGTACTGATACTGAGCTGAGAGAGTGTGTAAGAGGTGTTAGTGGTAATACGACACTTGGTGACCTATATGATAGTACATCCTTCTCTAGCAGCACTGCTTCACCACACAACTCTGGTGAGACAGCATATAATGTCAGTAGTCTTTTCTTATATGCATTAGTTAAGAATTTTGAGAGTCAGTATCTAGGTTCTTTTCCTGAAAAGTATCTTAAGGGTGAAGTTGATAAGAGAACCCTTATTAAGAATATACAAAAGTTTTATAAGGCAAAGGGAACACATAGTTCTATTGAATTTATTTTCAATACTATTGTTGCTAAGGATGTAACTAATAAACCTGAAGTATATAATCCTAAAGATTTTACATACAAATCATCTAATGCTGATTGGATCAGTGTATATGCCTTAAAGTCTAAGGTTATCTCTGGAGATCCTAAAACATTAGTTGGTAAGAAGATTGCACAAAGTCCGACTGAAGAATATGGTTATGCAGATGCTATTGTAGATAATGTATATCCAGATAATACTGCTGATGGAGAAACTATATGGAATATAGTACTTGCTCCTGAAACAGTTAATGGAACATTTGCAATTTCCACCAAAACTAAACTAGAAAGAATCCTCAATTCAAATGAGGGTGTTGGAAAGAGGGTAGATGTGTTTTCCACAGTTGGTTGGGAACCAACAGGAGAGATTTTAATAGATGATGAAGTAATTGCTTTTGATGATAAAACAGTTTCTCAGTTTGTTATTAAAAATAGAGGTACTGCACCATTAAGTTATCCTGTAGGCACATCTGTCTACAAACCAGTCATAGTAAAGGATACTACGGTTAACTTATTAACACTTGGTGTTGTATATAATCTTTCTCCTTCTGATTCACATCCATACTCATCAGTTGGTGATCAAATTCAGATTGGTAATCCAGGATTTGAGACAAATGATCCTAAGATTGTACAAACAGGTACTAATCAACCAAGATGGCAACTTGTAACTGGTTCTATTTCTGCTCCAACTAATACAGCAGTAGAAACTACACTAGATCAGGTACAAACTAACGTATCTGCTATATTTGCAGATGATCAGTATTATTATATCAATAGTTCAAGTTATCCATCATATGACATATTAGATGGATCAACAGTAACACAAGAAGTTAAAGATCAGAAGCTTCTTCGTATTATAAGGAAAGAAGCAACTAGAACAACAGAAGTATATAAAACTCCAAAACGTGATATTGGTGTCCTTGTAAACGGTGTCCTGGCCTACGGTTTCAGGGATGAGGAAAGTATACGTTATGGTAAGTTAGAAGAAATAAAAATTAATACACAAGGAAGAGGATATACTTCTCCTCCCAATGTTTTGATTGATGGAGTATCAAATAAGGCAAGAGCTGTATTAGCAGGTAACGTAGTAGAAAGTATTATAGTTGATACTGATGATGTCTTTCCAAGAACACCTGAGATTATTATAACATCTGGTAGAAATGCTGAAGTTACTGCTGTTGTAACAGGTGGTGGAGTAACTAGTCTTAGTATTAATAATGCTGGAGAGTTTTATTCATCTCCTCCTACCGTTAGAATCAGAGATAATGCTGGTAGAGGTAGATTTGCTGAATTTAATACACTTCTTACTGATGGTAAGATCTCAGGATTTGAAAAAGTAGAAGAAGGAAACTTCTATACTCAAGCAAATGTTATAGTTGATATAATTCCAGTTGGAGAAGGTGCAACAGGTATACCTCTTCTTAAAGAATGGAATTACAACAGGTATGTAAAGTATCAAAATAATTTAGATACTGAGAATGGATATCTATTCCAAAATTATAATATCGGTTTACAATATGGATATGCTCATGTTGCTAATCCAAAATCTTTAAGAGTATCACTTAATGATAATTTAAATGGTGCATTTACTGAACCAGCAAGTAAGACACACTCACCTATCATAGGGTTTGCTTATGACGGTAACCCCATATATGGTGCTTTTGGTTATGAAGACCCATTAGATGCAACATCATCTATTAAGAGAATGACTTCTAGTTATTCACTTAATGGAAGTCGTCTTGGTGGTCCTTCTACAGCAACATATCCTTTAGGAAGTTTCGTTAATGATTACACATATAATCATAAGAGTGGATTATTAGATAACAATAATGGTAGGTTCTGTATTACTCCTGATTTTCCAAAAGGAACTTATGCATACTTCTTAACTATTGATAGTAATCAGAATCCACAATTCCCATATTTTATTGGAGAGAATTTTTATTCATTACCAGTAGATAGTAACTACAATTCTAATATTAATCAGAATGATGTTCCTAAGAATGCTAAGAGACTTTATACTGTTGGTATGTCTAGGAATGGAGAAGGTGTTGTTGCTCAGATCTCTGAAGTAAAATCTGGTACAGTAGATAATATTGCTGTAGAAAGATCTTCTGATAACTTCTCTATTAATTCTAAAGTTTATTTTGATAATAAAGGAACTGAAGGTGGTGAAGTAGAAGCAATTGTTTCTTCAATTAAAGGAAAGGATGTATCTTATATACAAACTAGAGAAGATAAGGTAGTTAAATTAACTACAATACAAACTGCATATCTATTTGCAGATGATACTTTAAGACAACCTTCTACTGGTGCTTATGGAACTATAGTAGGTACAGTAGCAAGTGATAATGTTATAGTTCTTAAAGGTGTTAATGGAACCTTTGATTCAACAGGAACATTCTCTGCTGATATTAAAACATTCTCTTTATTAATAGATCAAGATAGTGCTTATACAGAAGGTGCTACATTAAGTCTTACTGATGG